AATCTGGCTCAGCAAAGACTGCGTTGATAATATCGCGAGAAGTGATGCCATCATAATCATTTACCAAGTTAGCGGGAATAATCCCTGAATCAAATACACGGTTTGCTTGTTGCACCGCGTTAATGTGGTGCCAAACATTGTGCCCCATCATTAGTGTGTATGAGAACGAATCCCACGAAGTTTTACCTTCTTTGCCAATCTTATTTAATTCTCCTGGCGCATATTTACAAATGTCCTTGATCATTAAATTAGCACTAATAGGACTGTCGTCAAAAATGTCGTGAATACCATCTGCTAAAACTGCATCACGGAACGAACGTGTATCGCTTGCGTAGCCTTTGTTATCAGCAGTTGGTTCCATTTTATATGTCCAGCGTCCATGATGTTCAGAAGTGGAATATGTGTAAATTTGTCCGTTAGCAGTAGCAAGGAATGGGCTAGCACTATCAAAACTAATCGTAAAACGAGGATTGTGATACTTGCGTACAGCACGTTGAATATCTGTAAGAATAACTGCCCATTCCATTTTGGATGTTCCTAAGAAGTGCATCCAATCATGCTTGCCTTCTTCAAGTAATCCATCATGAATAATAGTAACAATACGTTTAAGTGCCAAGTGCGGATCTGCCATATTCGCACCACCCATTGCCCAACCACGGAAGAACTTTTCATGCTTGCTAGGATCATTATATTCCTTCATGATCTCATACCACGTATCTGCGTCGTCGTGGTTAGAACCCTGTAATACATTCAAGAACTTAGCGTCATTGAACGAATGTTCCATAAAGTATTCATGATTGTTGCGTGTAACGTCAATTGCATCCTGTACAGTATGAATATTAGTTTTAGCAACAGATTCTGGATTATTAACAATCCAAGTTGGAATATCCAATGTCATTGAATAATCGGAAATTTTACATAGCCACTCAAGCACAGTCGATCTATACTTCTGTGCCCGAGCGTCCATATTCTTCCAATCCGCTTCCCATACACCCTTAGCAATCTGGAATCCACCTGAGTCAGCAAGCAATGTAGTATGCTTGCCTCGCTTACGAATCATATTCTCAGCAGGAACATCCTTATTTAAATCTAAATTAGCATGCCCTGCTGAGTATAGACCCCACTGGTAGTGAAATAACCCTTTGTTAGGGTTAAAAAAGTTGAGCATTTCCATCTCAGGAATGCCTTGCGGCATACGAGATTGCTCAACGTACTCCTCGTGCTGCTGCTTACCAATGTAAGTAGCATAGAAGTTACTAATTGCTGGCAAATAAATTGCGTAATCGTGCTGTGCTGCGGTTAGGTCTGAGTTCATTACTTAGATTGTGCTGGCAATAGATAAGTGTAAGTTGCAATACCTGAATTAACAGTGATTTCAGCAACACCTACATCTGAGATGCGCATAGTCTTATCACCAGTTAGGTCCAAAATACGAATAATTTGGCTTACTGGATATGCCCATTCGTGCTTGATAGTACCGCTAATATCAGTCTGGAATACAAAGTTACCAGCATGAGTGGAATGATCACCAAAGTAGAACTTCAGGTTACCATTTTCTACCTTAACCTGGAATGTTGCTTCTTCTGAGTTTGCTTGTGCCATCATCTTCAGACGTTGGATAGCAGCCATAGTTGGCTCAAATTCAATATCCCAATTAGCGCCTTTGAACGTAACAGCCTTTAATTTATCGTCAATAATTTCCTTAACCATAAAACGATAGTCGTTCTTAAAGTCGCCTGCCTTGTTTTCAAAATGAAGTCCGGTTGGAACCTTTTCACCGTTACGTTCTCCAGTAACAATGTTAATTTTGGCATCGTCCTTGTATTCTGCCAAATTAATTAGAATTTTTAACTTACTCAAGTTAGGCATACCAAACGTGCCTAAGAAATCTGCATTAGGTCCTGCAAACTTTCCTTGTATAATCACAGAACGATCGTCGGCAATGCCGTCGATTTTGGTTTCTTTGTCATCGCCTGTGATTTTAATTAAGTCAATACAACCTAGGTCATAGGTATGTTCAACTAGATCTAGTAGATAATCTCTCATAGTTTCTCCTATATGATTTATATATTATAAGATATTTAGATTTATTTGTCAATAGTTATTTAGATAGCATCGCCAGGTTTGGTAATAATTTTGGCCAATGATTGACCTCCTCGCATACTGGTTAACTCTCCTGGATTTTTAATTTCGAGCCAGCTGACATTGTATTCAGAATAATTAACAGATTTTAGAATTTCAAAACCTAAACCAATGACCATTATTTCAATAATAGAGCCAGGTGTATAAGAATGTAATCCATTTTCAACATTCTTAACCGCAGACGAATAATCACAATTATTATATGTAAAAATTATTACTCCCCCAGGTCTACACAATGACTTTAATTCAATGAGATGTTTTTTAATAATTTCAAATGGTTTAAAATTGAAAAAGTTTGTTAATACAATTAGTCCAAATTGATTTTTTGGAAAATCTCGATAAATTTCTTCGCGCGACTCGTCAAATAGTTTATAACGTATTCTATCTTGAAACGTTTTGTTCCATTTCTGTTTAACAAGTAAAAATAGATCTCGATGTTCATCAGCAATGTATAAAGGATCAGACGCTATCATATTATCAACAAAAAATCCATCTTCTGGTCGAACAATTAAACCTGGATATTTCCACGAACTATGCATAACAATTCTGGCGCTGTATTCTTCTTTGATCTCAGGTTTATAAATTAGCTGGTTGAACAAGTAGCGATCAGTGATATATTCAGGAGTATCTAATTTTAATGATTCTTCATATTGTTGATAGCTTTTTTGTAAATATGGAATTTCTTGTTCTCGAACATACGATTTTAAATGTTTTTTAAGTTCATCTAATACCTTCTCAAATGTTTTAAAATTTTGCAGTATTTGATCAGCAACAGAATCTAATTCGCTGTATTCGATAGCAAATTCGTTGACGTTTTTGTTGACATCTCCTAAGATTTTATCGAGCTCTTGTCTGACGTGCTCTTTAATATCGTTTGTTGATAGGCGGTCAACAGTTGATTTATAATTTACAAGATCGCTTAATATCATGAAAATTCAAATAAGTTTTCAAAAGTGCTCGATGTGTTAGTACTAGCTGTTAGGTCCCAATTGAGTACACCAAGTAAATTTTCGACCTTTTGATCAATAATTACACTTTCCATGGTACTATCATCAAATGGTAATTTCTTGAACCAATCTGGCAACCGAGATTCGTCAGTTGGATAGCCAACACTAGTATATCCCAATGGGTTTGGCTTCAACTTACAAACAATAGTTTTTTGTCCGTCAACAATAGCCATACTGTAGTTATCACCATTCATTTTTCGCAGATAATTCCAGTTTAATGCCGCTCTCACGTGCCCTGGCATATTTGCCTTGCCCTGAGCTTTTTCCATGTTGCCGTACTTGGTTAAATTGTTAACACGTTTTGGCGTGCCTTTTTCCCATGCAGGTCGATTATGAAAATCAGTTTTAAATTCTTTGATTTCGTTAATAATTAGTTCTCGATCAGCACCTTTTAGTACTTTATTTAGAATATCTGACAAGAAATCCTGCACTACCTTAGGAGTATCCGATCGTTTTAGATCTAAACCCATTGCTTTTACTTTGCCATCCTTGCCATCTACATCAAGACGCTTCCCTTCGAGATCATATACCATAAGTGCATATCTCTTTTTGGTAATAAACAATCCTGATTCAGCAACCACCTCTCGACCGCAAGCGAGAATTTCTCCGTACTCTTCTGGACAATGAAATGCTTTGTAAGCAAACGGTGGGAAACTATTATTAACCTCGTCGCCAATGGCATCATATAAGTCAACAGCGATATCCTTGTTCCATTTCATTTCGCCGCGCTCAACCTTGTCCTTCATAACAGGCCATGCACTAAAGTAACACGAGTCTGTATCGCCATATACAACACATTTCCCTACGTGGTTATATTCGCCTGTAAGTACTTGATTAATAAAAGCATCCATGTGTTGGGCAATAGCACGGCCAGTTAGCGTAGTTGATTGTCCAATACGTTTATCAAAGAATCTACAACCGGGGTTAAGAATCGCACCGTAAAGACTGTTAAGATTAATCTTCTTAACTAACTGTCGTTTATCCCAGAAAGCAATGTCCTCTTTAGTTGTTGCTTCTTTTTTCTTTGCTTGTAGCTCTTTACGCTCTGCATACCAACGCTTCAACAATCCTGGTACAACACCTTCGCGCTCATAGGTAAAGATTGTACCATTTGCACTCAAACACAAACTGCTGTTAGAATCGAATACATGATGCCAAATATCTTTAGCAGAATGCACAGTACTAGTACCGTTAACCCAATCAATTGTAATTTCTGTATCTACACGCTGCTCCATTACAGCAGTATATTCAATAGTACCAAACAAGCCTTCCCATGAACCAGCAAAAGACTCACCTTTAACAATTCTATTGCCGTCCCTTTTATCACTCATGCGTTCTTTGATAAGTTTATCGGTCATCACTGGACGTAGTTGTCCAATAATGGTTTCCGGAGCCATGTTTAATGCACGAATAACTGATGGATACAGCGAATTAATGTCTACTGATCCGACCCATTTATGAATACCTTTTTTAGGAACTGCAACATATGCACCAGCAGCCTGTGTATCTTCCTTGCCGTGACTTTTGCGGTCTGGAACAACTAATCCACGTTCATGTGCTTCGTTAATAATTGCTTGTTCTGTTACAGCAACAGCACCCATTGTAGTTTGTAGCAGTACTGTATTTGCGTGCGCAAGTTCGTTTGCTAAGTCCAAGAAACGCAGTTTTTCGTCAAGTCTGCCAAGAATCATTGTATCTTGTCTGTTATAGTCAATAAATTTGCGGAAGTCTTGATTGTATAACTGGTCAAGAGTACCTTCATATTGTACTTTGCGTTCGCCAAGCTCGTACTCTGCAATAGCATCCAATGAATACGAATGCATTTCGTGGTATGTATATTTGCGATATAGTTGCAAATAGTCCATGTGTACACGACCAATAATATCATATGTTTCGTGTTCTGCACCATAGCGTTCGAATGTGCGCTTTTTAGGCATTTGCCCCCACAAACAAAAACGTCTTGTGTCATCCTTGCTTAGTACACGTGTAATGCGATTAATTGTGTATGGAATATCGAAGCCTTCTGAATTCCAACCGCTTAAAATGTCTGCGTCTTGAATGATGTCAAGGAATGCTAGTAACATTTCATGTTCGTTATCAAACAAGAACGTGTTGTCAAATTCTTGTACCTGATGCTTTGCTTGCTCCATTGAGAGTGTTTTGGGTGGAATAGCAAGTGTGATACATTGCTCAAGCCAATCTAAATACACAGTAATTGCAGTAATAGCATTAAATGGGTCTTCGGGCGGACTAAATCCTCGTTCTTGGTGGAAGTCCACTTCAATATCGAAAAATGCTGTTTGCAGTTTAGGTGAATCTTTACCTTTGTAGTTGTTTTCTAAACAACGAAACACAGGCTTAAAGTCGCTTTCAAACAGCTCCTGTCCACTATGCATTCTAACTTCTTTTTGAAATTCCTTAAGGTTGCGTGTAGCAAATCTACTTACCGGAGTATCAAAAATAGTTTTAAATTTACCTTTGCGATCGGGATAATAGAATACATATTCAGCAGGAAACTCATTGTAAACCCGTTTGCCGTTAACACGCTCCACAACTAAAATACGGTCGTGTTCGCGATCGTGTAGTGCGTCAACGTAACTCATTACCAGGTCTTACCAACAGTTTCCAAGATAGTTTCAAGCAGTTCGTAATCGTGCTTTTCGTCTGTGAACTTGCTTTTATAAGCAGTACGTACAGCCTTCTTTAGCACACTTGGCTTAATTTGCATTTCTTCTGCAATAGCCTTAATGGTATCTGATAGACCACCTTGAAGTGTTTCGATTTCGGTCATTACAGCGATACCTTCGTTAAAAAGGTGGTTCAGTTTTGCCTTTTGTTCGGCGTTAAAAACAACATCACTCATGTGTATCTCCTATTAGAAAGTGTAATTATAACAGGTACAATTGATATTGTCAATAAAAAAGCGTGTATAAAATTACACACGCTTCTATTTAACTTAATTACTGTTTAGCAATTAGTTATTTAAAGTTTTTAATATCGTATGGTGACACATATTTGTCTTCTGGCTTTTCTAGCTCAGTCGGTGCTGGTAATTCAGGGTAATCTCTTCCTGCCTTAGGAATAAAATCTGGAACGTTTTTTAGTCTTCTTTCTAAATCTGTTAGATCATTTTGTAACGTTTCAATTCTATTTTTATACATTGCTTCAGCAGCAGTCATTGCATTTATTTTTTTCTCATACCCAGTTTCTTTAGCATTTAATATATCGTTTTCTTTTTCTAACTTGTTAATTTCTGCTGAGTTTATTCTAGCTTGATGTTCTAGATCCTTAATTTCAGATTCTTGACGTTCAGTATCTTTTTCTAACTTATCAAATTCTTTCTGATCAGCTTCTTCTTCGTCCTGAACCATTTTAACAAACGCTTCTAGGTCACTTTGAGCGTAAGAATATCTGGTTCTTGCTTTGTGTAACTCATATGCAACCTTAGGATCAGCAATGTCGACATCTTGTGTGTGCTTTTTTTCTTTATCCTTGCTTGCTTCAAATAATTCGTAAAAGTTCATTATTCTTCATCCAAAATGTTGCCGAACTTCTTTGGCTTTTCTGTTTTACTGCGTAACTCACGATCTGGGTTAGCAGCATTAGTAGCTTCAACTTCTTTAACAAAGTCTCTATAGCTTTTACTTAGCGTTTTAACTAAGTCTGCTGGTGCTTCTTTGCCACCAACATAATCTTCGCTATACATGCCCTGGAATAGGTTTTTCTCTTGACTACGCAATCTATCGCTGCCAATTTTAGCAAGTTCGTTGGAACTGTATCCTGGTGCTTGCTGTCCGGCTAATTTACGTAAACTAGCGATTTCTTGATTTGCTCCAGTGGAACGATGAGTTTCACCAGAAACTCCGCCACTTAAACTACCTTGCTTTTCAAGTTGGTCTGCTTGAGTTGCCGCACTAATAGCACCTTCAATGCTACCTCGCCCCGGACCTTTCCAGTCTTGATCTGCTTCGTCAAAATGAGTTTTAAATCCAGAAGATCGGTCTCTGTTAAAGCCTTGGTCATCGGGATCAAACTTAAAATCTTTTGGCAATGCACTATCAACTTGTTCTGGACTCATACCCATGTTCATTGCAGTCTGCGCCATTTGTCGTGGACTAGCAAATTCACTTGGATTTTGGAAGAAAGAGCTATGCATTCTTCTTGATTGGTCTGCGCCATCAACACCGTACTTGGCGTGAGTTTTAGCAAAGTTTGCTTCTGCATCTGGGTTACGCCAACTGGATAGTTTTTGCATACGGTCTGACATAGTTTCGCCCGCTTCGCCTACACGCTTTTTAGGATAAAAGCGTGAACGTGCCATTGATTGATCACCTACACGTGCCTGTGCGTGTTGGCTGGTCATTTGACCCGATTTGTCATAGGTTGTTTGTGTGCTAATCGGACCACGATCTGTGTAATCAGTATATGAACCTGTTTCTAAATCACGTCTCTGATGATATCCGCCAACAGTTGGAGTTTGAGTAGAAGTGGAACTACCATATTCAAGATCAGTAAGTTTATCACCTACTGCTTCGTCCATTTCATGATCTTCAACACCGTTCTCGACATTGCTAACGATGTCTTCGTAGTTGTCCATTGTTAATGTGCTGCCACCTGTGCCTAGCGCAATAAGTTTTTCAGCAACATCATGTAAGTCCATGTCTGACTTCGCTTCTTCTCTAGCATATTCAAACATACGAATCATTAGCGGAACATCCATAGTTACTGTATCAACAGGATTAGAAGCTTCGCCGACAAACTTATCCTTCATCGGATGTGGATCACCATGCTTAACGACACTAACGTTTGATGGTTTGAAATCCTGTGGAAGTTGTCCAACACGCTTTTGTTCAGCACCTAGTCCTTCACTTAGAGCATGTTGACCAGGAGTTTTTAATGCTGATTGTGTACCGCTAACAGCAGCAAACTTACTTAGAATGTCATGCATAGCAGGATCACCCGCCGAACTGCTACGACTCTGTTGAGGAGCAGATGTACTTGCTGACTTGTTGCCAACAGCGTTAAACTTATTTAAAATATCGTTCATTGCTGGATCATGCATAGTTACTTACTCTTTTTTGATTTCTTTTTCTTTGGTTTACCGTATACACCCATGTTACGGCTAATAGTACCGCCAAGTGGTTGTGCTACTGCTGCAACAGCACCTGCGCTGGTAGTTTCTGTAATGATGTCATTAATTTTCATAATTGAACCTTAAATGTAAATCTATCGCTTCTGTGATCAGCATCCGGTAATACCCTAACTTTATTTTTACAATACCCAACACGTGGATTTTTAAATTGAAATGTTGCTAATTGCGGTCCAAACGGTTCTAATTTAACCCAATGTACTTCGTTTATATCACTTTCAATTTGTAGGATTTCTGTCAAATAAACAGGCTCCTCCCAGGTAAAAGTGCGTTCAGCAAATAATTCATTATCAACATAGATACGGTAATCTGGTGGTAATCCCTCCCAGTCACAATGTAGATCTACATAAAGTTTTACAAATACTGTTTCCACATAGTATTTATCAACATTACTTAGTGATGTTGCTAGTAGTTCTGGCTGACAACGCTAATGCTTGCGAACCGCTATGAACTTCGTCTGGATTATACCACTCTTTATATTCTGGCCAATCAAGTCCGTATGGCTTGAACCCAATGTAAGCGCCAAAGCCACCAAAGTTAATAGATAAAAATGGAGCAATTAATACAGGGATATCAATTACAAACCAATGAGCATCGCTAGATGTCATTTTCCATACGTTAGGTGCATATTTCTTATAATCTTCTGGATCAGAAATATAATTTTCAGATTCTGTATCGTCGTATCCTCGAGGTAGTCTTGGTTTGAACCAATGTTTTGGGTGCAATATTGGTCGAACAAATCTACCTGCGTTGAATCTTAAAACAATACCCCACCCATTGGATGTTTTGTTATTAGGTTCGTCGTTCCACCATAGTGATGGTTCAGATTGAGAAAAAGTAATCTGGAATAATGGAGTGATTTTCATACTAATGATTCCAACAACAACTGTATTTTTTTGAAATATCTTTTGATTGCTTACGCAATTGTTTTTTGTAGCTTCGTTTAATCTTCTTTGCTTTGTTGCGAATTTTACGTAA